CTTGACGACCGGCGTCGATCTGAAGGCGGCGACCAAGGAGCTTGCGCAGGGCTTCGCCGATCCGGTCAAGGGCGCCGACGCGCTCAACGAGAAGCTCAACTTCCTTGATGACAAGACGCGGCAGTATGTTCGCACGCTCGCCGATCACAATGACCGCACCGGTGCGCAGCGCGTCATGCTCGACGCGCTCAAGGGAAGCCTGGTCGATGCCGCCGAGGCGACGACCACGCTGGGCCGTGCCTGGGATTTCGTCGCGCGCACCGCCTCGAATGCCTTCGACGCTGTCGGCCGCGCGATCTCGCGTGTCATCGATGGTGCGCCGCTCGAAGAGCGGCTCGGCGACCTGCAAAGAACGCGCGCCCGTCTACAGGCGCTTATCGAAAATCCCGTCGCCCGCCAGGCGCACGGCTTCGCCACCCGGCGACTCGCCGACGTCGATGCCGAGATCACCAGAATCGAGGCGAAGCTCGATGCGATCCAGGCCCGCGCCAAGGAGGCCAAGGCCAACGAGCTTTCGGTCCGCGCTGGCACCATTGCGCGCGATGTCACGCCCGGTTTCGAAGAGCTTCAGGGGCTGAAGGCGCGGCAGGCGCAGCTCAGGGCGGCGCTCGACGATCCGCTGGTTCGGCAGAAAGTTGCCGATCTCAAGCAGGTTGAGGCTGCCTATGATGCGATCACGCGTGCCGTCCAAACCTGGCTTGACCCGGCCGAAAAGGCCCGGCGTCTCGACGAGCTTGAGATTCAGGCTCTTGCCGCAAAGACGCCGACACAACGGGCGGCGATTGCAGAAGAGCGGCGCCGGCTCGAGCTCACCGGCCAGGCGATCCCGGTTGCCATTGCCGAGGCCGACATCACGCGAGCCGGAACCCGAGCGCGCGCCGATGCGACGCAGGCGATCATCGACCAGACCCGCGTTTTCGAGACAAATACCAAGGCGACGCTCGCTGTCGCCGATGCCTGGCTAAGAGGTGCCGCCGCGGCGCAGCAGGCAGAGGTTCGGCGCAGGGCGCTGACCGAAGCCGTCCAGAACGGCGTCGATGTCGAGACCCGGGCGCGCGAGCTTCTGCGCGACCAGATCGCCGAGCAGGCCGCGCAGTCGGCAAAGTCGGTGAGCGACCTCGGCGCCGAGGCCGACGCCCAAAGGCGCCTCAACGATGCCGTGGTCGCCGGCAGGCTCTCGACCGAGCAGGCGCAACGGCAGATGCAGGTCGAGCAGGCTCTGCGTCCACTCATCGTCGCGCAGTCGCTCGCCGAGGGGGAGGCCAAGACCACACTTGCTCGGATCATCGACGCGCTGCGCGGCGCCTATGCGCGACTCCATGGCGAGCAGGCCCGCGCCGCCGCCCTGCAGACGATCGAGGGACAGAGAAACCAGATTGAACTGCTTCAAAAGCAGATCGATCTTGCCGCGCAAGGCGAGTCGCAGCGTGCCATCGTCATTGCCCAACTTCAGGCTGAGCAGCAGCTCCGCCAGAAGGGAATCGATCTCGCCAGCGCGGAAGGTCATGCGATCCTCGCCAACGCCGGAGCGATCGAGCGCCTGAACCAGTCGCTCGCCCAATCCCAAGCTGCCATACAGGCGTTGCAGGGTATGACCGACGCGGCATTCAATCGGTTCTCCACGCTGATTGCTGAGGGCAAAACCGACTGGAAATCATGGGCCGATGCCGGCCGTGCTGCGCTCGCCGACATAAATAAGGAGATCCTGAAACTTGCGCTGTTGAATCCATTCAAGAACCTGTTGTTCGGCACGAATCTGCCGACCTTTTCGACGATCGGCGGCCTGTTTGGCGATCTGTTCAAGGGTCTGAAATTCCACGAAGGCGGCGTCGTCGGCGTGGACGGCACACCGAGTTGGGTGCCGGCGGCAGTCTTCAGCCACGCGCCGCGGTTTCACGACGGCACGTTCCTGTCGCCCGACGAGGTGCCCGCGATCCTTCAGCGCGGCGAGCGCGTGCTTTCGCGCCAGGAGGCACGTCGTTACGACGGGCGGGGACCAATGGCTCAGCCCATGATCAATGTCACGATCCAGACGCCGAGTCCGGCGGCGTTTCAGGCGAGCCGTACCCAGGTCGCGGCCGACCTCGCGCGCGCCGTGCGGCACGGTATGCGAGGAATGTAACTCGTGCCGCAGCCGTTTCTGGACATCTCGTTTCCGCCCTTCGTTGCACGGGGCGCGACGGGCGGACCATCGTTCTCGACCAGTATCGTGACGCTCGCGAGCGGTGCGGAACAGCGCAACATCTTGTGGGCGAACTCGCGTGGCAAATGGAACATCTCAACCGGCATTCGCGCGCGGGCGCAGATGCTCGAGGTGATCGGCTTCTTTCACGTCGTGAAAGGCCGGGCGTATTCGTTTCGTTTGAAGGACTGGAACGACTACACGGCGGCCGACCAGCCGATGTCCGAGATCAGCTCGACGGTCTGGCAGATCGTCAAACGCTATAACATCGGAGGCTTCGAGCACGTTCGCACGATCACTAAGCCGGTGGTCGGCACGGTGGTGATCAAGGTCGGCGAGTCGGTGGTGACGCCCGACCTCGATTACCAGACCGGGCGCGCCACCTTCGCCTCGCCGCCCGCGTCGGCGCCCACCGCCACCTTCGAGTTCGACGTGCCGGTGCGCTTCGATACCGACCATCTGCCGGTCCAGGCCAATGCCTGGGACCAGCAGATCGTCTCGCAAATCGACCTTCTTGAGGTCCCTGAATGAAATCGCTCGATCCTGATCTCGCCGCGCACCTTGCCGGTGGCGTGACGACGCTGTGCCGCTGTTGGCGCGTCGAGCGCAAGGACGGCGTGATCATGGGATTCACCGACCATGACCGCGACCTTTCCTTTGGCGGTGTGTCTTACCAGGCGGCGAGTGGGTTCACCGCAAGCTCGATCGAGGACCAACTCGGGCTTGCGGTTTCAAATCTGGACGTGCAGGGGGCGCTGAGCTCCGCCGCGATCACCGAGGATGATCTCAATGCCGGACGCTACGACGACGCTGCGGTTACGATCATCCTGGTCAATTGGCAGGATGTATCGCAGCGCGTGACGCTGCGCTCTGGCTTCCTCGGCCAGGTCTCGCGGGGAACGCTTGCCTTCACCGCGGAGCTGCGTGGCTTGGCGGCCCGGCTGGATCAGGCTGCTGGTCGCGTCTTTCAGCGGGCCTGCCCCTGGGAATTGGGCGACTTGCACTGCACGATCGACCTCAATGCGCCGGGGCGCCACGGAGCCGGCACGGTCGCGCAGGTTATCAGCGCATTCGATTTTGCTGCCACCGGCCTCGACGGGCTCGCGACCGGCGTGTTTTCACGCGGCCGCCTCGTCTGGACCTCTGGCGCAAACGACGGTCTGGCCGTCGAGGTGAAATCGCATTCGGCCGGAACTGGCGTGGCCCGGCTCTCGCTCTTCCTGCCCATGCCGGACCCGGTCGATATCGGCAACACATTCACGGTCACCGCAGGCTGCGACAAGTCATTCGAGACATGCCGCGACCGTTTCGCCAATGCCATCAATTTCGGTGGCTTCCCGCACATGCCCGGAAATGATTTTGCGCTGTCCTATCCGAACCAAGGGAGCGGCAACGATGGCGGTAAGCTCGATGGTTGAGCGTGTGGCCATCATCGCCGAGGCCCGCAGCTGGATCGGCACGCCCTACCACCACCAGGCCAGCATCAAGGGCGTCGGCTGTGACTGCCTCGGCCTCGTGCGCGGTGTTTGGCGCGTGATCTACGGCGAAGAGCCCGAGACGCCCCCGCCCTATTCGCGGGACTGGGCGGAAGCGGCGAGACGCGAGACGCTTGCCGATGCGGCAGGAAGGCACATGACGCCGGTTGCGCTTGCGGACATGCAGCCCGGCGATGTGTTGTTGTTCGCACTCAATGAGCGTGCGCCGGCCAAGCACTGTGGAATCCTCTCCGAACCAGAGCGGATGGTGCACAGCTACGAATCTCATCCCGTTGCAGAAGTCTCGCTGTCCTCGTGGTGGCGACGCCGCATCCGCTTTGTCTTCTGCTTTCCAGAATTTCACGAGGCGCGTTCACTGGCGAATTGAGGCGCAAACTGGCCGTGACGCCTCATTTGTCTTCGTCATAATAATTATCTCGCCATCCACCATCACTCACGCGCAATTCAGTCAATGACGTTTCAAGCTGTCGCGGATCACTGACCGGCGCTGGAATGTCACACTCGAACGGGAACGAATGATCGAGCGTAGCGCCATCACCTCGGCGGAGATCAGAGTTTGATCCCCATTGAAGCTCTGCTGCGATAGTACCCGACGCGCGATACCAAACGTATTCAGAATCGATCTTTATGGTACGAACGTCGCCTACATAAACCTCTTCAATTGAGTGATGTGTTGCGAGCTCGTCGATCGTCTGGATCGTTTCCTGGAGAACTTCCTCAGTTGCCTGGTCTACCACAGCATCTGCAATAGCGGTCATCATCTCGTGTCGGCAATGCTCGACGGCATCGAACAGAGCTGTAACAGCGCCCAATGCCGTGCAAACTAAAGTCTCTACCGCCTCTTGATCAGCGACGATGCTTTTCGGCCTCAAATGAGTGGCCCGATTGAGGGAGTCAACCGCCTTTGAAAGTTCCTGCCGTAGGGCCTCAACATCGAGACCTAAATCATTGCAGACGAATCCATCGGATAGACCACCCTGAATAACATACCTCTGGCGCTGTGCTCGTGTTGGTCGCCCGTCTTGGGTCTCAGGCTTAAACCAGCTGCATTTCCTTAGTTCCTCGTCAGGAGCCAGCTCGTGCAGGGTGTGCCCCAGCAGTTCTCTGATGGCAGCCGCAAACAGATTCCCCCGGATCGGATTCGTTCCGTCCGCGGCAGCTTGAATTGCGCCCAAAAGAACTGACCTTGAGAAATCATCAATGAGGCGACGGCCTAGAGCGTCGACATCCACTCCAAATTGGATGGTCTCGGCGTTTCGTTGCTGGCTCATCACACAACTCACCTCGCCTTTGGAGTGACGCAGATCTGAAGCGACTGCGGCTATTCCAACTCCCAATCATATACGATATGGCAACTCTTCTTCTGACCGTCGGCGCCGCCGCGCTGACGCAAGGTGCCGCTGCCTGGATCACAGCCGCGGCGACGGCGGTGGCCGGTGTTGTCGGCGGCGTTATCGACAACCGGCTGTTCGGTCCGGGTCCGATCAATCAGCAGACCGAAGGTCCCCGTCTCGAAAATCTGCAGGTCCAGGCCTCAACCGAGGGCGCCGCGATTCCCGAGATCGCCGGCCGCGTGCGCCTTGCCGGCCAAATCATTTGGGCGACTAAGTTCAAGGAGTTGGTCGCCACCACGACGCAGTCGAGCGGGGGTGGCGGCAAGGGCGGTGGCGGCGGTGGTGGCACGACCATCACGACCACGACCTACTCGTACTTCGCAAATTTCGCCGTCGGACTCTGCGAAGGATCGATCGATCGCGTCGGACGCATCTGGGCGGACGGCAAGCCGCTCGACATGAGCAATGTCACGATGCGCGTCTACCGCGGCACGGCCGACCAACTGCCGGACTCGCTGATCGAGGGAGTCGAAGGCGCGGGGAATGTCCCGGCGTATCGCGGCACGGCCTATGTCGTGTTCGAGAACCTTGCGATC